GATATTGTAACATAGTAAGGCTTGCTCTGCTGGTGCACGGAAGGTTCGATTCCTTCAAGAGCAAATATAGCAAGCATTATTTTACGCTTGTTATCTAAGGAGGTATACAATATGCCAGCAAGAAAAGAGATAACCACAAAATCAGGTCTTAAGATTTCTGAATCATGGTGCAGACGCTGTGTTGACATGCGCCCCGCAGGTGATTTTTACGAAGCGGTGGATACTGGTTTTGTAGATAAATCAATGATAATGTCTGTTTGTAACCGTTGTATACAAGAAATGTACGATGAAGTATATAAAGAAACAAATAGTATAGAACAAAGCATACATAAACTATGTACATCTCTCAATATTATGTTCTCAAATGATGCGGTATCTGCAACAAAAACACACATACAAACCATCATTGACAGTGGTAAAAATGTAAACGCTATTTTTGGAATCTATAAGCAAAAGCTAATAGCAACAAAGAAGTCTATGGACAAAAGTGGCGTTGAGGATATGAGTTATGAAGATGTCGGTGTTATCTTTACAAGTAAAGAATTGAATACCGAAGTGCAAATACCCCAAGATATAATAGATTTTTGGGGGAGCGGGGTTACACCAGATGAGGTCAGATTCCTACAATCCGAATATGTTCAATTTACAAAGAATTATACCACAGAAGACCACGCTCAAGTAAGTCTTCTAAAGCAAGCCTGTTACACGCTTTTGGAGTTAAAAACAACAAGGCTGGCGGGAGACCCTACAGATAAACTTCTTAAGGGACTACAGGATATCATGAAGAGTCTTAAGATAGCACCTAGCTCAAAAGATAAAGATGGTGGACAAGCTGGTTCAGAGAGATTCGGAGAGTGGATAAAAGATATCGAGAAGTATGAACCTGCGCAATGGCTGAAAAGCGACCCTCGTGGGGATATGTATCGGGATGTCGGTAACGTGGAAGAATATTTTGAAAAGTACATAGTACGTTCTATTAAAAATTTTATAACAGGAAGTAAGGACTTTAACATCAACGATGACGAAAACGAATTAGAATCTCTTGACGATGAAGAATTATTTGCTGATGCAGACGACTATCCAGAAGGGGATTAACATGGCTAAAAAATCCCATCTATCGAATATGAAACCTTACCAGAAAGCAGGGGAACGTGCATCAATGCTTACAAGTGATGAGATGTCAGACCAGATGAAAGATAGAATTCGCACTTGGGTAACTTTTTATCGCAGTAATATTTCATTTTTCATAGAACACTATATGGGTGTAGAACTGTATCCTTATCAAAGATTTTGGGTAAACTTGATATCCCGCTCTACGAAATTTCTTGGAATTGCTTCGAGAGCAAGCGCAAAGTCGTGGTTAATCGGTGTATATTCTATTGCTAGATGTATATTATATCCCGGCACAACCATAGCATTGGCATCTTCTACGAAAGCACAAGCTGGTATTATCATATCAGAAAAATGTAAGATGCTTTATGAAGAGCACGAGAACATTCGTAGAGAATGCAGTAGCCTGACAACAAACATGAATAAGTGGGAGATGAAATTCTATAATGGCTCTAAAATAAACGTTGTTGTTTCGGGCGAAGGCGGTAGAGGTCACAGAAGTAATGTAACTGTTTTGGAAGAAAGAAGATTGATACCAAACGCTATTATTGATGCTATTATAAGACCTTTCTTGGTTAGTAGACAACCACCATATATGAAGAATCCTAAATACTCCGGTATTCAAGAGCTTCGTGAAGAGCCTATAGAAATAATTATAACAAGCGCTCATTATAAGAGTTACGAGTGGTATCCGGAAACAAAGAAATTGTTAAGACAAATAGCAAATGGAAACAAAGACATTAAAGCGATATTCTTCGATTATCTCATAACAATAAAACATGGGATAAAAACAAAGAAACAAATAGCGGCAGATAAAAAAGACTTTAACGACCCAATTGCTTTTCTAATGGAATATGGTAACATACCCTATGGCTCATCATCAACATCCTTTTATAAACTGGGATTGTTCAGAAGAAATATAAAAAGAAGTTGGAGACCGATAACAGATGAGATGTTTGTTAGCACTGGAAAAAACCCCTATGACATATCAAAACTACCTGATGAGTTAAGAATTATTTCGGTAGATGTTGCTATGAGAGCGGGGGCAAAAAACGACAATACCATAATAACCTGTGCTAGACTGACACCCAGCAGAAAAGGCTGGACTACAGATGTGGTATATATGGAATCTCATAATGGAGAACATACAAGTATACAGGCTCTAAGAATAAAGAGAATATTTGAAGAATTTGATGCAGATATTCTTGTACTCGATATCGCAAATGCTGGAATTGGAATATTTGATGCGCTCTGCGGAATAACTAAAGATGAGATGAGGGGTTTGGAATATGAAGCTTATACAGTCATGCCATCAGAACATGTTGATGATAAAACCTATGAGGAGTTATTTGCTAGAACATTAGGAAAAGAAGCACGTAAATGTGTTTTCCCAATATCTGCATCTGCTTCTTTGAACTCTAAAATTGCTATTAAATTTAAAGAAAGAATGAGAAAGAAACTTATAAACTTTCTTGTTGATGACAATACAGAAGAAGAGTTTCTAATCAAATCCGGAAATAAAGATATTTTAGACCAAGATGATACAGGAGTGAGGGCACATTTATTACAAGCTCATATACAAACGACATTATGTATCAATGAATCCATCTCCCTAGAAATGACCATACAAAGTGGGAATTTAAAACTAGAAGAGCCAGAAGGGGCTAGAAAAGATAGATATACATCTGTTAGTTATCTTAATTATTATGTTTCCTTAATGGATATAGATTTATTAAAAGAAAGAAATAGTCAGACAGATGAACAAGCCTTTCTCGATGTAGCTAGATTCTTTTAATTGGAGAAGACATGAACAAAGAAATAAAAAAATATAAAGGAGGTGCAAATGGCTGAAAATACTGACATTGTAAAAAGTGAAGAAGATGAAGTACTTATCACAGAAGAACAAGTCTGGGATGTAATCGAATTTTCACGTAGTATGTCCAGAGCTTATGGCTCAATGTATATGAGTCCAGAACTCTTGTCTGCTAGAATGAGAGATGTAAATCTTAATCCTCTCGCTGCAACGGAAGCAATGCTAACTGAAGCTATGGTGTCTCCGAAGGAAAATGAGAAAAATCTTCAAGAATTTTCCCAATCCTTTGAACTCACATCTATGGTTTATAAAAGATTGCTTTCTTACCTAGGGAACATGCTTGCTTTTGATATTAGTTATACATCTAACGCAAAGCCCGAGGATTATGGAACACTAAAATATAAACGTGAACTTGAAACAATCGAAGAATTTATTGATAGATTTGAGTATGTTAAAGAATTCAGAACGGTTGTAAAAGAAATGCTTAGAAACGACGCTTATTTTGGTTGTATGAGGGATGTTGGAGATGCAATAATACTTCAAGAGCTACCGCCTGAATACTGTAAGATAACAGGAAGATGGGGAAATGGTTTCTTGTTTAGCTTTAACATGTACTGGTTTATGCAACCGGGTGTGGATTTGGATTTATATCCCAAATTTTTTACAGAGAAGTGGAATGAAATATGGGGAAATAAGATACCAACTTCAGAAGCTCCCTATGATGCAAGTCTACCGCCAGAGCTAAGAGGTATGGGTATACAGAGAGATAACTGGGTGGACGTACCTGTGGACATTGGTGTATGTTTTAAACTTACTCCAGAACTAGCCACAAGACTTCCTTATTTTACACCTTTGTTTAATGACTTGGTATTACAACCACTGATGCGGACATTGCAAAAGAATCTCGCAATGGCTTCCGCCAGCAAGATAATAATGGGAGAAGTCCCTTATCTCAACAAAGAGGCAAAAGCAACAGTTAAAGATTCAGTTGCAATCAGCCCTGATTTACTGGGAAAATTTATGGCTCTTGTTAAGAGCGCTTTATCTGATTCTGTTAAAATAGCATCTGCTCCTTTAGAGCACATACAAGGTATAGAGTTTAAAAATGATAATGAATTGTATGATAGTTACCTTAGAACAGCTTTAGCATCGAGTGGTATTAATACAAACTTGATATTTAGTAGTGATATTAAACCAAACTCTGTTGAAACTCAGCTCAGTTTAAATGTTGATGAACAAATGATGACAGCGTTATACGACCAGTTTACAGCATTCCTAAATTATTGGGGAGCTAAATATACTCAAAAGTATAAGTTTAGATTTGAGTTTGAAGGAACTACTTTCTTTTTAAACAGGGATTTTAGATATACAAAAGCTATGGAATTATTTGATAAGGGGATTGTACTACCTCAAAAAATAGCAGCGTCTATCGGAATGAAACCCTCTGTTATGAGAAAGCATATGGAAGAAGCTAAGGGCACAAACTTTATGGAAATGCTAACCAACCCTACATATATCCAACAAGATAAAACCGCAAAGCAAACGGCAGATGCTAATATGGAAGCTACGGAAGCTAACATATCCGCAAAAGCAGCTACTAGCGCTGGAGCGACAACGACTACTGCCCCAAAAGGAAGACCAAAAAAGAAAGATAGTGAACTCTCAGATGAAGGGGATGCAACAAGAAGTCAGGGAACGAATATTGGTCGTGGCGGTAAAATCTAAAAGGAGGTTAAAATATGTTAATAACGGAGGATGACCATGATACTAAACCCTAGTTTTATAAAAGACAAGTATGAGTGTGGTGAATCTATAAAAGACTATCTAGTATTCCAGTGTGGTATTCCCATACTGTCGTATGATGAAGTGGGGAAATACTACTTTTCGAAGAGCGAGAAACTGGAGAAATGCATTAAAAAAATTCCTTTAGGGATAAAAATAAAGGCTCTCTTTGAAAAAATTTAATCTTTATGGGATATCCCCATAGGAAGGAGGTAAAACTTGACAGACAAATATAGTTTTTCGGTTGAAAATGCTGAGGTAATTAGTGAAAATGCTGATTCAGAATTCGCTATTGTATCTTTAGATTTTTTCGCATCTGGGAATAACCTGCACGATTTATATATATCAGAAGATACTCTGATGAAAACCAAGGATACAATTAAAAATTGTCCTCTTGTGTGGAAGTATGATGAGAATTCAGACGATATATATACTCATGATAAGGACGAAGTTCCTTGTGGATTCGTACCAGAAACATCTGAAATAATGGCTAGAAAACTTCCAGACGGAAGAACAATGCTCTCTGCTGTAGCTTATGTATGGAAACGCTATACGGGAGCTTTATTGGATTTCTTCAAAAGAGACGGGCATATAAAACCAGTAAGTGTGGAGATGACCGTTCTAAGTACTGGAGAAAATCAAGAAGGAAAAATAGAACTTTTAGATTACAAATTTATTGGAATAACTGTTTTAGGAAGTTCTATAACCCCTGCAATACCCTTGGCTAATGCTAACATTCTGTCCTATGGTAGTATTACTAATGAATATAATGAGGCTTTGAAAAAAGAATTCTTTAGTGACATTAGTATGAAGATACCAGAAAGGGTAAAAGAAAGTGCTGAAAAAGGTTTAAAACTAATAAGGGAACTTAATATTAGCAGTACACCTACCGCTATATCTTTTGGAAAATATATATCTCAAAATGATGATATAACCCCGGATAAGATTCGGCATATGGCAGACCACATTCCTAAAAATAAAGCAATCTATTTAGACGAAGAGAGTTCCCCAATAGAAGAATATGTAGAATGGCTTTTATTTGGAGGGGCGGATTCTCTAAAGTGGTGTGAAGAAACATTTATGGCATTAAAAGCTAGAGAAATTGCTTATGAAAAATCCGAATATTCAAGGGAAAATAAGTCTCTAGATATAAATACAAACAGAGAGGAGAATAACATGAAAAATGAAAAAGACAAAGTTGAAGAATTAGAAGATAATTTGGAAACCGAAACCTTTTCTGAGGAAACTCCAACGGAGGAAACAGCAGAAGTTGTAGAAGAAATGGCTTCTGAAGAAGAAGTTGTGGAAGAAATGGCTTCTGAAGAAAAACCCGATGAAGAATCCAACGAAGAGGAAATGTCAGCGGAAGAGGATGCTGAGGATAAAGCAGGCGAGCAAGAAGAGGATGAAAAACCTTTTTCAGAAAACTCTTTCCAATATCCTAGCAATTTTGATATGCAAGCGATGAGTGAAATGTTTGCAGAAGACGAAGATGAAGATATCAAAATGGCTACGGAAAAAATGGCTACAGACTTTTGTGAGCCAGAAATTATGATGAGCGCAATGTTTACAAAATTGATGAAAATGGCTCAGAAGATGAAATCAATGGAAGAAGACAGTAAGGCATATATGGCTGAAAACGAAGAACTGAAAGCCTATAAAGCTTCCATTGAAGAAGAACAAAAATTTGCAAGAGTGCAAGCATTTCTTGTTGATTTAGGGATTAAGGTTGTAGTTCCCGAAGAAATCCTAACTGAATTCAGAGAGAATTCCAACAACTTCGCTATCGAAGAACTTCATGTTTGGGAAGCCGAATGCAAAGCAAAATCTTTTGATTTCGCTATTAGAGAA